TACACAAATAATAGCGACACAATTTTTAATTTAAATTAATTACAAAACAATTGATGGATGGAAAATTACCAAACACTGATGTTAGTGATAAACCCGTACAAACGACTGGGCCCCCAAGTGAAAAAGGGCCTGATGCTGTACCAACAACAATCCAACCCCCCAAAGATAAAGGGAATAAATCTGCATCTCGAAGCTCTTCAGTCTCGATTGGACCACATTTTGCAAGCGCCTATAAAGACGAATCTAATCTTGGCGATGTTCCTTCCAAACGTGGAAGAAAATCAAGGTTATCTCCTGGAGCTTTGCATTCTATTTCCCAAACGTCCGAGATATCGGAAACCGAAAAATCTGAGGTATCGTCTCATACCCGCAACACGAGGAGAGACCCGTTTCCAGAAGCAAAGAAACGCGGTATACACTCGGAATTCGATGGTTTTCGTTTTAAATGTTACAAGAGGGATTTTGCCGGTAAAGTACGTTTATATCCCAAGTTGGATGAAACGGCAGAAACGTTGGGAATGTTATACCACTTATGGGATACTATTTCAAGTACGGAAAAAGTTGCATTTTACGAAATGGCGAACAACATGCCCCCACAAGTATCTACAGCAAAGGGTAATTTAATGTCAATTACAAAATTAGCGTATAAATTGTATAAGCAAGATAGAAAATGGTTTCAGGCTGCGGTCACTGAATTTAGACACCAACTATCTAATGCTAAGTTATTAGTGAACAGGCAAGTGAGGGTGCCTATAAACCCTATCGATGTTATTACCAGTGAGTATCAGCGTGCTGGTGATGCTCTGAAAGAAGCGGAAAAAACCCATAAAATTAATAATACAGAGGAGTCACAGCGCAGGTTGACCACTGCTCAGCAAATGTTTGAGGTTATTAAAGAAGAGTATGAAAATAAAGTTTTAAAATCAAAAGACTCTTACTCTAACGTTGCTGCTAAAAATAAAGACAATACTAAGAATCCACGTATTAAAGTGGAAAAAGTTAAAGGTAAAGCTATACCCAAAAATAAACCTTCTAGAAATACTCCTTTAACTAAAGAAGACAAACGTATTGTTAAAGAGCTGGATAAATCAGCAAAGAAAAATAAAGAAACTCAACGAAGTAAACGTAATAAAAATAAATTTGTTAAGAAAAGCACTACTTCAGATAGTTATGTTGAGGTTTCAGAGGACCAGTTTGAACCCGTTTCTATGGAAGGTCCTGTAGTGAGGAAGAAGGTTAAAAGTGAAACTTTAGCACGTAAAGATTATGATGTTGTAGTAAGTTCACATGAAGTTGATGAAGCTCAGTCAGATTCTACTGACAAATCTGAAAGATTGAGAGAAAAATTGACGACTCACTACAAACCAAATAAAAGGTACGCCTGGTATTTAAAGTCTTTTGGTAATAAGTATTTTTCTTTTGGTGTTGATCACCAATTAATAAAGACTGCAAAAATTCAGTTGGAACAAGCTGATCCAGACAAAGACCAGCGATTGGATAAACATTATCCAACAAAATTATTACATAATGAAGGTGATGACTTAGTCGCATATAATTGGCAGAGACAACCTGCATATAAAATTTTTAATTGGCATATAGAATTGTGGTTGCCAAAATTTTTAAAAGATGTAACATACCCTGATCACACATTAATAATATCTAAAGAAATTGTTACTCAAACGTTGGATGCTACAAATATAAATCATACTTTAGATGAATTAGCTGTTTATAATAAATGTATGAATACAGCATGTACCGTTTCTACGGTTAATTATAATAGAGGATTTAATGCTTTTACCTCTAATATTCAGTTAGATTCAGCTATTTGTTCTTATCTTCTCGCGGGTAAAGCTAGAGCTGCACGGAGTGATTTGGATTTTCCCCAATCCCTCCTGTCTACAGGAGGGCCACCTTTGGTTACAGAACCCGTGAAGTTGATCTCCCAAAAATCCCCGACGTTAAAAGGTTTACCATTCTCAGAAAATATGATAAGAACATTAATCAAATTAGGCGTGCCTACATTCGCGCTGGTCTTGGTGTGGAGACAATTTGCGGCGCAGCCCCAGTACCAGATACGGACCATGTACAATCCACGCTCGATGGAGCACTTTACAGAGTGGCGCGCAACCCGCCCGCTAGCAATAAGCGTACTTTACGCTCTTTTAAGAGGTTTGTTAAGCGCTGGTGTTTTGAAAATCTTAACCCCCTTGCCTCCGATTTGGACCTTAGCGTTAGGTATTGGCTTGAGCACGGCAGGTACCCTACTTTTAGAAAAGCCCAACTTGAACACGTTGCAGAGCTCACAGAGGGCCTTGTCCGGGGAACAGGCAAATATGCAGTCGTTAAATCATTCGTTAAAGATGAACCACATATCGACTATAAATATCCCAGAATCATCAATGCCAGATGCGATCCATTCAAATGTAGGACTGGACCAATATTTAAACACATTGAGTCAGAAGTTTATAAGCAGCCCTGGTTTATCAAACATGTTCCAGTTGATGCGCGTCCTGCTCTCATTCGGGACCAATTGCGTCAGCCTAATTCTAGAGTTGTTGGGACTGATCATACGAGCTATGAAAGCTCTTTTACTCGTCAACTCTTGTTGAGTTGCGAGTTGGTTATGTATAGATATATGGTTCGAAATCTCCCTGATAAAGAATGGATAAATATAGTAACAAGTGCTTTGACAGGTACGAACCACTGTCATTTTAAACACTTTAGTATGGACATTCCTGCAACAAGAATGTCAGGGGAGATGTGTACTAGTCTGGGAAATGGATTTAGTAATTTAATGTTATTTTTATTTGTTGCCAAGAAAATGAAATTGACCGGAGTAAAAGGTTTTGTTGAGGGAGATGATGGTATCTTCTCTTATTATGGGCCGGAATTGCAACCACAGCCTTTTGCCGAATTAGGTTTTAATATAAAAATAGTCAATTATGATAAAATTACTGAGGGAAGTTTTTGTGGAATATTAGCCGATGAAGACGATCTGATTTGTGTGACAGATCCCATCGATGCCCTATGTAATTTTGGTTGGACAACTAGACAATATGCTTATTCTAAAGTTAAGAAAATGAAGATGTTATTGAGATCTAAAGCATTGTCCATGGTGTATCAATACCATGGTTGTCCAATATTACAGTCTTTAGCACAATATGGTATTAGACTAACTCAAGGAACTAGATTTAAGTTGAATTCCAGGATGTCTGCGTATGACAAGGAGAAGTTTTCTCTCTTATATCAGAAGTACAAAGATAAAATACCTGATGAACCAGTACCTTGGAAAACAAGGTTATTGGTGGAAAAGTATTTTAAGATCGTCCCAACTGATCAAATCATGTTAGAAAAATACCTAGATAGTTTAAACTCTTGGGAGCGGATAGATCATCCGGTCATAAGACAACACATGCCAAAACCATATAAGGATTATATTGACAAGTACATGGTACTTTGTATGGAACGCTTCCCCGTGCCAAGTTTTGGTTCTAATTATGACCGTGCGAAGTATGTCAACTACATCGAAAAATGCAAGATCAAAGAGGTCAAGAAGACCCAAAGAGACTGTTAAGATTCAAGTTAGGCCTACAAGACGAGCAGCTGTTAGACGTCCGGCTCCATATACTAGACGTATTAGAAAACAAAAACCTATTAGCCGAACTGGTCAAGTTATTGATGCCGTTCAAAGATATGGACCTACAGTGGGATCCCTACTCACTAGAGGAGTCATGAAAATGATCACTGGGTTTGGTGATTATAAAATTAATTCTAATTCTTTGATGAATATGAACCCGCCTCCTATGGTAAATTCTGGAAATTCTTCAACTATAGTTAGGCATAGAGAATATTTAGGGGATATTTATGCCACAGAAGATTTCACATTATCCAAGTACCCTATAAACCCTGGATTAAGTACTATGTTTCCTTGGTTATCTGCAATTGCTCCAAGTTATGAGCAATATAGATTTAGGGGAATAATTTGTGAATTTAAAAGTACCTCATCAGATGCAGTTTTAAGCTCTGATACAAGTAGTGCTCTGGGCACTGTCATTATGGCCACTCAATATGATGCACTTGATCAAGAATTTTCAAGTAAGCAGGAAATGGAAAATTATGAATATGCTACGAGTAGTAAACCGAGCAGAAATTTTATACATCCAATTGAGTGTGCGAAGAATCAAACTGTGTTGTCAAATTTATATGTTAGAAATGACTTTGCCCCTGGAGACACAGATTTAAGGTTTTATGATTTGGGTATTTTTAATGTGGCTACAGTAGGAATGCAAGCTGATGGTGGAAATTTAGGTGAATTATGGGTCACTTATGAAGTTGAATTCTTTAAGCCTAAAATACAGCAAAATCCTACTTATGGTTATAGCCTGGACCATTATAGAATTTCAGGAGCAGATGGTGCTAATCCTTTAGGCACATCTCATGTACAGCTACCCTACTCGACACCGTCTTCTAGTATTGTGTCTAATATTTACTATTTTGATCCTACGTCGCCTACAGGACAATATGTAATGTTATATTTTGTTAGAGGGACAGCTGCTAGTTTAGTTTTTCCCGCAGTTACTTTTGCGTTTGCCACACCATATTCACTGTTTAGTAATGGTGGTGCATCTACAACATTGAATTCTGGTTCTCAAAGTATTATGATGTTGGCATATGGGATTACTGTAACTACTCCTGGCGCACAGATATTATTTGGTTCTGCAGGAACCTTGCCTACTTTAACTACTTCTTGTGATTTAATCATTTTTCACATTTACACGTCTCTCTTTCAAGGCAAAAGAGTTAAGACTATCAAGAAGTTTAATCCAGTTGAACAGCATGCGCACAGGCCTAAATCCTTATTACAAGGTAGAACTCTGGAGAATATTGAAAGTCTGAGTTCTGATTCTGAGGATGAGCCTCAGCCTGAAGATGAAATAAATAATGAAATAATGCAAATGTTTAAGAGATTTGTATTAGAGAATACACCAACACCTCAAACTCGTCACCAGAGTCTTAAGAGGTCTCGTATACCATCTTCAGAGAAACACTTAAATGATCCACCCGTTTAAGTGTAAAGTGGTGACTACCAGTT